CAGGTCCAGGAACGCCAACTTATGGTACATCATTCCCAGCAAGTCCTTTGAATGGACAAGAGCATATTCTTGTCGATTCATTAACAGCTCCGACATTCTGGTGGCGTTGTCGTTATAATGGAAGCTCTACAAGTCCATATAAATGGGAAGTTATTGGTGGTTCGCCATTAGCTCCCGCAAGCAGTGGTCAGCTTAGTCAAGCTTTTGCGGCAAGTACTTGGTATGATTTGACTGGTGGTCCAACTGTTACTATTCCGCGAACTGGCGTATATTTAATCGATGCGCGTTGTTATCATCAACTTGGTGGTACTGCAGCAACTTATACAGCTTCTTTCCAATGCATCGGATCTACAAAAGGTACTGTTTGTGGTGCTCAAACTACCGGATCTTCGGCTTGGTGGTCGGGTTATATGGTTAGTAATGCCAATACTATTTTGACTGCAGGTGAAACTCTTAAAATTCAGGTATCAACTAATGCGGCTTTGACTACAAACTTCTACAATGGAGGAATTATTGTAACTCCTCTGAGGTTGTCATGAGCAATATGCATCCAGTACGTGTCAAGACTAGCTACGGTTGGCAGGAACTGGCACTTACTGGGCCTCAGGGTCCGCCAGGTCCTGCAGGGATTAGCAGTATCCCTGGTGAAGTCAAGCTTTGGCCTGGTAAGACGTTACCCGATCCGGTAAAGTATGGGAAGTGGGTATGGGCTGACGGGGCAGCTTACGATTCGGCTACATATCCTGAGGCATCGGCAAACATTGCTACGGAATGGAAGACCGCTTATGGGGCAGCTGATCCAGGTGCTGGAAAATTTCGTGTTCCCGATTTGCGCGGTGTTTCTCCTCATGGCTTGGATGCTATGCCTGGTGGAAGTCGTGCTAACCGGACTACGAGGTCTAGTGCGGCTACTATGGCGGCTTATACGGGAGAAGAATATCATACTCTTTCGATAGCCGAGCTTGCTTCGCACAATCATGGAGCAGCTACCGGTACTGAGTCAGCCGATCATACTCACACAGTTTCAACAGGTGGCGCAAGTGCTGGGCATGTACATTATTCAGGTTCAGCTCAAGGTACTGTCGGTGGATGGGTATCAGCTCAAGGTGCATCTGGTGGCGGGCATGAGCATTCATACAATTCCAATCAGGCAGGACCCAATGGTCTTTCCGCAGTTGACATGCCGTATGGGAATGGCGGCTATGTTTCGACGGTTGGTGGCGGAGGGCATAGCCATTATGCAGCCGATTTCTCCAACTATGGATCAGGTGCTCACCAGGATCACTCGCATTCGGGAACTAGTTCAGGTCGTAGTGCCGCGCATACTCATGCAATCACAGCTCAAGGTGGTGGCGTAGCTCATGAGAACTTGCCGCCTACCGTATTTGTACCATACATTGTGAGGCTCGATGGCTAAGAAATTTCGTCATAAAGGTGAGAAGTCTCATCATGACAAGAGAAAGAACGAATATAAGAAGCAATTAGAGAATTGGAAAAATCATGTCATAGAGTTGAATGAGTTGCATGACAAGAATCGACGTGATTGGGAAGATCTGGTAGAGAAAGCAAAAGATACTGGTGAGGAAGTTCCTGATTGGATCGAGCCTACTCCTCCTATTCTTCCTTATGAGCCTACCGAGCCTGATCCTCCTGTTGTATACACAGCAAGAAAAGTAACTAAGCCAGAGGAGATTCCTACAGAGGCCTATGGAACGATTCTTGTCCTTCCAGGTCGTTATATTCTGACAGACCCACAAGGTCGAGAGCACTCTGTCTCCGAAGTCGAATTCAATTCGATGTTCTCGGAGGAGGCCGAATGACTGAGAATCAATACCAGGCATTACTGATCAAGAAGATCAAACGTATATTTCCAGGCTGCATGGTTTTAAAGACGGATACCTCGTATCAACAAGGGGTTCCTGATCTTGTCATTCTCTGGAATATGAACTGGGCATCCCTGGAAGTAAAGATGGAAGCATCGTCAAGTAGACAACCTAATCAAGACTACTATGTGGAGCAATTAGACGAGATGTCGTTCGCTGCCTATATTTATCCCGAAAACGAAGAGGAAGTTCTGAGTGCGCTTCAACAGGCATTTGAGTCTCCAAGGAGAGCATGCATTCTTAAGTCCTAGTCAATATCACTGGATTCATTACACACCTGATAGGTTACTCGAGCGTTGGACGGCTGCTCAGGCGGCAGCATATGGCACTGCGCAGCACGAATATGCTCACAGAGAGATCTTGGCAGGAAGAAGATCTGCTCTCGTTGGTACTATCGGGTTGTATATCAATGACGCGATTCAGCATAGGATGAATTGCGAACAAGTTCTATATTACTCGGAGAATTGTTTCGGAACCGCCGATACAATCAGCTTTCGCTATAACACTCTAAGAATTCATGATTTGAAAACTGGGGTATATCCTGGCTCTGTTCATCAACTCGAAGTGTATGCTGCTCTGTTCTGTCTTGAGTATGACAAGAATCCATTCGAGATCAAGATGGAGCTTCGTATCTATCAGGACAACGAGGTTATGGTTTTCGACGCTGACCCAGAGGATATTTCGTTTATCATGGAGAGAATTCGATATTTCGACAAGTTGATTGGGCATCGTAGACTCGAGGAGCTAACTTAGGGAGGTGATTTCATGGTGGAAATTAAAGAAGAAGAATATTTGAAGCACTATGGAACTCCCAGACATTCTGGTCGATATCCTTGGGGTTCCGGTGATGCGAGTCCTGAAAGTACTCGTAACAGACATCTTCTGCAAACAGTAAAGCATTTGCGGCAGCAAGGAATGTCGGAAACTGATATTGCAAAGGGAATGGGCCTTTCTGTAACACAGCTTCGAGCTCATAAGTCGATTGCTCTTGCTCAGCAGAAGCAAGACAAGATCCTTACCGCTCAGCGTTTGAAGGAAAAAGGTTGGTCGAACGTCGAGATCGGTAAGAGAATGAATCTGAACGAATCTTCGGTTCGTGCTCTTCTTGCTCCTGGTGAGAAAGACAAAGCCGATGCTATTCAGACTACGGCGAATATGTTGAAGGATCAGGTTGCACAAAAGAAATATATTGATATTGGTGCTGGTGTGGAGCATCAAGTCGGGGTTACTTCAGATAGATTAAAAACTTCTGTTGCAGTTCTTCAACAGCAGGGATATCAAGTTCATCCGATCAAAGTTCTACAGGGTGGAACAGGTAAGTTCACAACTATGAAAGTACTGGCTCCTCCTGGAACCACCCTCCAAGAGGTTCAAAGAAATAGATCACAGATCAGACAGATTCAGGAATATTCTCAGGATCACGGTCGTAGCTTCTTGAAAGTTCAGCCTCCTCTGAATCTTAGTTCGAGAAGAGTGAATGTAGTTTATGGTCCTGAAGGAGCAAAGGCTGACGGGATGATCTATGTTCGGCCTGGTAAGAAAGATCTTTCTATCGGATCTTCGAATTACGGACAAGTACGCATTGCCGTCGATGGAACGCATTATCTCAAAGGGATGGCCGTCTATAAAGACGATCTTCCTGATGGTGTGGATGTTCAGTTTCATACAAAGCAACCCGATACTGGTCGTAAGAAAGATGCTATGAAAGAAATGTCGGGTGATCCAGAGCTTCCGTTTGGTGCTATTACCCACCAAGTTCATGGTCCGGATGGTAAGGTCTCTTCCGTGATGAATCTTGTCGGAAGCAAGGAAGGATCTGGAGAAGAAGGTGCGTGGGATTCCTGGTCGAGAAATCTTCCATCTCAAATGCTTTCGAAACAGAGTCCGAACCTTGCCAAGCAGCAGCTCAATTTGACATATGATCGTCGTCTGAAAGAGTTTGACGAGATCAAGTCATTGACGAACCCGACTGTGAAGAAAGATCTTCTCATCAAATTCGCAGATCAAACGGATGCTGCTTCTGTACATCTCAAAGCAGCAGCTCTTCCTAAACAAGCTACAAAGGTTCTTCTTCCAGTTTCCTCGATGAAGCCTCATGAGATCTATGCCCCAACTATGAGAGACGGAGATCGTGTAGCTCTTGTTCGGTTTCCTCATGGTGGAACATTCGAGATCCCTGAGTTGATTGTGAATAACCGGAATCGTGAAGCTCGTAAAATTCTTGGTACTGGTAGAGATACTCTGCGCCATGATGCAGTTGGTATTCATCACTCGGTTGCTGAGCGTTTGTCCGGTGCTGACTTTGATGGCGATACAGTTCTACTTATTCCTAATAACAGACGACAGGTCAAGAGTACCCCAGCTCTTGAAGATCTTAAGGGTTTCGATCCTATGACTTACAAGATTAAAGACCCCCATATGCCTAAAGTAACTAATTCGATAAAGCAAGCAGAGATGGGAAAGGTCTCAAATCTTATTACTGACATGTCCCTTCAAGGTGCCAGCTCTGATCAACTTGCCCGAGCTATTCGCCATTCGATGGTTGTTATTGATTCGGAGAAGCATGGGCTCGATATTCGTCAGTCTGAAAAAGATCATGGTATTCTTGCTTTGAAAGAAGAGTATCAAGGAGGAAAGAGAAGAGGCGCCAAGACTTTGATCAGCCAGGCTGGCGCAGAGGATCGTATCCCTCAGAGGGAATTGCGTAAGATGGCCAGAGGTGGACCTATTGACCCGGCTACAGGGAAGAAAATCTATGAGCCTACCGGTTATATGGTCAAGGAGCGCAAGTCAAAGATAGATCCGGCCACAGGAAAAAGGGTGTACTACGAGACTGGAAGAATTGTACTTAAGAGAGAAAAGGTAGAGAGGCTAGCTGTTACCGAGGATGCGTTCAAGCTTTCATCTGGTACAGTCATGGAGACTATCTATGCCGAGCATTCTAATAGGTTGAAGGCTTTGGCTAATGAAGCTCGAAAAGAATCCCTCCCCATCAAAGGAACACCCACCTCTCCTTCTGCAAAGAAGGTGTATGCGAATGAAGTGGCCTCTCTTGATGCAAAGATCCGCAATGCTGAAAGAAACGCCCCCTATGAAAGACAAGCCCAGCTCCTAGCAAACGCCGCGGTTGGCGCGAAGAGGCAGGCCAATCCAAACATGGAGCTTGCTGAGGTAAAGAAGATCAAGCAGCAAGCACTCAATGAGTATAGGATTAGGACAGGAGCCAAGAAAGATAAGATTACTGTTACCCCTAATGAGTGGAATGCTATTCAAGCTGGAGCTATTAGTACAAATAAACTCGAGAAGATTCTCAAGAATAGTGATGCGGATACAGTCAAGATGCTGGCTATGCCCAAGCAACCCACCAAGCTGTCGAGTACTAAGTTAGTCAGGGCTCGGTCCATGTTGGATTCTGGGTTTACTCAGGCCGAGGTAGCAGATGCATTAGGCGTTGGCGTGACCACACTTAGGCTCAATCTGAACGAGTAGGTGATCATGTCTAACACTGAATCAACACAACCAACAGAGTACATGCTTACTACTGTTGACAATCCATTCAATCCTTTCACTCGATTCGATGAATGGTTGGCCTACGATAGGCGAATGGGTTACAATACTTCAGAGTTTTTAGGAAGAATTGCGAGGGTCTCACCCGACCTATCGGAGCCAGATCAGGCACTG